TGTTTGGAGTTCATACCTTCAAAAAATGCAATTAGTTCTGCTTTCTTGTAATCTTTTGCTTCGTGTAGTTCATCACCTTCAGCGATAGTATCAGTACAATCTGCTGCTAGTTTGAACACATCATCGATGCCAGGATTATCAGTTAGATTATTCTTAACGAAAGAATCTAATGAAGGATACTTCATCGTCAAAGTAATTTCATCATTTAGTTTAATCTTATTGGAGTGATCTTTTGGGATTTGGATCTCTACATCATCTAGGTTGACTTCCACATCAACAGTAGTCTTTTCATCATCAGGGCAAGTGATTTTAAACTCACTTACTTCTCCAACAGACTTACCACGAATCTTCAAGAAGAGATATTCAATATCAAATGTTGTTAGTGTGTTAACGTTTTTGACATTAGTACAGTTCTTGATGATCTCTTTCACCGCTTTAATCATTTCCTTCTGATTCTGAGTCTCCATTGCCATATAGAGCAATTTCTCTTCACGAACTAGGAAGGGTCGATAAGTTACTTTCTGTCCAAATGGAAGTACGCATTCGTAATCAGGAATGCTAAGGGTTGGTAAAGGCATATTTAAGGGTTTACAATTCAGTAATACTATTTAGATGCCAAACTGAGTGTTTGTATCAGTTCCAAGCCCTAACGCTTGTGCAACATCTAAATTCTCTGTTATAACTTTATCCTCAGTCCAGTCTTTAGGTTTCTGAACTTTGGTTGTGAATCTATATCTCTCATAGTTGAACAACATACTCATCTTCAAGACACCACCACCATCGTTACTAAATTCTAGTCCACCCATATTAACTGGGAAACATTTAGCGAATTGATAGATACCAACAGCTTTGTTCATTCTTGAAAAGTAATCTGTCCCACCTTGTTTGACGTGATTCAGATAGTTGGAACCACGTTCCCACTTTCTAACATATATATCAGTCGTATAATCATCATAGAAACCAACTCTATTCTCAGAGTCTGGTGCTATCTTCTGCATCCATTTTTCAAAGAAGTTCCTGTGCCAAGAACTTTTTGTCAACATAAAACTTATAGTTAACTGATTCTCTGTCTGTCCTGTAGCATATTTCCTACCAATTCCTACGTTCTTGATGTCTCCTGTAGTGATGTTTCGTGAAGGGATACTTACAGCGTCAGCAAAATAATTCATATGATTATACCAACTCTGTACATCCACTTCAAAACCAGGTAAATGACCTATGATAGCAGGTAAACCAAACTCCACAGAGTATAAATTTGCCAACGTTGGCTCATTATATCCGTTGCCTGTGATATCTTTAAAGACTGTAAATGAATTTGGTGTTGCCATTAGAGGTAATTTTTATACACTATTGCACTTGGGATAGGTACTTGAACTCCATTGATAGTGGAGATCCATTGTTCAGTTGGAAGTAAACCTATATCATCATATTCAGACTCTGGGATCTTCTTTAGAGGACTGATTACATTACTACGTAGGTATTTATGTATTGTTTGGGGAGGTGCTGCTACACTAAAACCAGCACTCCTTGCTGCTGGTTGGAGATAGTGTACATTTGCACCCCAAAAGTGCTGACCACTTTCCCCTAAAATATATACCATAGGATATTTATCCCAAAACCTCATCTTTTCTCCATACTCTGCTCTATATGTAAATGTAACAGCAGTAGTTGGTATAGGACCGTCAGCACCTTCGAGAGCCCAGAACAGCTGATTTCTCCACCACACATTACCGTGTGGTTTTCCTCCAGAAAGATCTTTTATGTCTTCGAATAGGCTCATACCTTTAGTTCGTTCTCAGTTAATATCACAAATTCCCATCGTCTATCCTTACAATATTCCTTCGCTGCTTTCCACTTCGCTTGATTCACACCCCAAGTAGCAATCTCTGTTAGAAGTTTCTTAGTCTTACGTCCTGGTTTCGGTGCTTTAGTCTGAGCATAAGGTTTAACTTCAATGAGTCTCTTGACGGTCGAACCGTTCTTGTCTCTTGATTTGACATAAAAATCGGGAAAATACCGATGAACCCTACGATCAAGGGGAGACCGATAGGGAATAACAATCTCTTCACTACCCCACTCCAGAACGTTTAAATTACAGTCACACCATAGCATAAATTTCTTTTCCCACGAAGATCTATAAATAATGTTACTAGGATCCCCTTTATACTTGCCAGGATTGCGTGGCTTGAATCTTCCTTGCTTCGTTTTATAGGACATTTTAATGGCAAATGAGATAGAAAATGATAACGTAACGACGACTTCCAGTGGCGGTGGTGCACCTTTGGTGTATCCGAGAGAGTTACCAGCTCAAGTGAGTAAGTCAAAAAATAATATCAGAGGGCAAGATACTGTTGACACTCAATACATTGATTACCTACGTATCCAAATCTTTAAAACGCAAGGTACAGGTAGTGCTAACCCATACACTTGGGTGGGAGATGGAGCATCGGGTACGAACCCAGTAGCAGGTAATAACGATATTAGTAGCTTGTTCAAAACTATTTATCTTTACCTCCCTCCTGGCTTAAATGAACAATATGGAGCAAACTATGAGACTGCTACGTTGGGTGTTGCAGGTGTAACAGGTGCATCAACAGCAGCAAATCTGGCACAGGGAGGTGAGATTACACCTGAGAGTGCTACTGATGCATTACAGAAACTAGCTGGTACTGCTAAACCACAGTTCTTGATGAACACAGCAGCAACAGCGTTAGGTGCAGTAAACTCAGCACTTGGTTCTGAAAGTAACTTAACTGGTGATGATCTAATGGCGATCACATCTAAGAAGATCTTCAACCCATATCAGGAAGTTACATTCCGTGGTGTGCAATACAGATCACATTCATTCTCCTTTAAAATGGCACCTCGCAACATTAAGGAAGCACAAGAATGTTATAGAATCGTATCTACATTGAGAGAAAGAATGCTTCCAACATATTCTTCTGGTTCAGATGAATTTGAAGGTGCTGCTGATACATTCTTAGGTACAGGTGGAGGTAGTATCGGTGGTGCAAGATACTTAAACATCCCAGACATCTTTAGACTTGCAATCGTAAGAGTTGAAGCAACAGAATCTGAGAGTGGTTCTTTCTCTGCTATCAAACCTGCTGGCATTTCAAAGTTAGTCAGATATCCTACAAAAGTTGTACTATCTGACCTTAAAATTGATGCTGCTGGTGACGGTCAAGGATACATATCATTGAAGAACCTCGCTGATACCTATCACGATTACGGTCCTGTATCTATGAACCTTGAGTTAACTTTTAAAGAGACTCAATTTGTTACAAGAGAAATGGTACAAAGTTAATGGCATACTTCAAATACTTACCAAAAGTTTACGTACGTAACAGAACGATTCAAGAAGGAAATCATCCTTATCAACTGACTCGTAACATCTTCCGTCGTATTAAAATAAAAGATCATCTTCTTGGAAGTCTTCTAGGATTCACACAGTATTCCATAGGTGAAGGTGAAAGACCTGATCAAGTAGCACGTAAATTCTATGGTGACTCTGGATTGGACTGGATGGTGTTGATCATTAACAATATTATTAATATAAATGAAGATTGGCCAATGAATCGTCAAGACTTATATAATTACACACTAAAACATTATGGTGATGTAGATCAAATCAGTCACTATGAATCTATAGAGATATTTGCAACTACAGGTGAGAAAGTTTTAGATGAAGGAATGGTAGTGAATGAGAATTTCCAATATGTAAGGTCAGATGGAACTGTCGTACCAAAGGAAGACTGTCGTAGAGCAGTGACATATTTCGAAATAGAACAAAAGAAAAATGAGCAAAAGAGAAATATATACCTCATAAGGGAAGAATATGTAACTGACTTCCTCAATGAATTCAAACGTCTTTGTCGTTATCTACCACACGCAGAGGTAGATTCAAAAGGTCACAAAAAAACTCCTACCACTATTGCAGAGGAGTTTATTGGTGTATCAAGTTACAGGAAACCTTCTCAATCTACAGCATCCACAGGTTCTGCACAGGGCGGTGGATCTTCAACAGCATTGATTGCTAGTGGAGGTGGATCGGGAGATACTACTGAAGCAGCAACATCAAGTAACGCACAGATATCGACAGGAGAGTCATCTACAACATCAACCACTTCTCAAGGTTCATCGTATGACAGTACATCAACAGGCAGCAGTTCTGAATCTAGTTCCAGTTCTTCTAGCAGTTCTAGCTCCAGTTCCTCTTCTTCTAGCAGTTCATCAAGCAGTGGATCTTCTGGTGGTGGAGGATATTATGGAAGTGGATACCAACACTGGCACTGGTAATTAATAATAGAGAGATTTCATTATATAATCTTTAGATAATATAGGATCATTTCCTAAAAGATCTAATTGTAATTCGTCTGCATCTACATATACATCGTCTTTATCTTTACGACAATGATGCCAATAATATGTACCGTCTTCTCGTTTGTAGAAGTAACTGGTATTGTGTGAATCCAAGGTAAACAACGCAATGACACAAGGATATGTTATCTTGCGATTGGGATCTGGTTTGCAAGACTTACCCATATCGGCATACATACCTCTTGCACCACTACCGTGAGGGGTGGGTAAATTTCTACCGTGGTCTCCAAATAAATCGTAACCTTTAGTCACGTTGTCTCCAATCGTCTGACCTATCATTATTATGGAACCAATCTGCTATATCATCTGCTCCACTGAAACCCCTTTTATGCTTCCTTGAATCAGGGTTTCCTATATCCAAGTGGTTAAGAAAAGAATCGTCATCTGAGGATTTTAATCTCCTTGCTGATCTCAGCATTCCTCGTGCCGATGTGTTTGCTTTACCTAATTTTTCTGCCCATATCATATCTTCTAAACTAACTTCTGTGCCAGAAGCAATGTCTTTACAAATTGCTTCCAAACGCAAACGATACTGTGTTGATAACATAAACTAATCGGTATGATTAGTATTATTTAACAGTACAGTATCGTAGGGGTTTTATTGTCTTGAATTAGAAACACCAACCGTTTTTCTTGTAGAAGTAACAGGGGGTTCCGTGTTCGTTATGCTCGTTAGGTCTGAAATAAGGAGTGTGCCAAGTAGACCTGTGATGGTGATAGTGGTGATGCTGATGATCGCGATAAGGCGGCCAGGCACGACGCTTGGGTACTGGTGTATACCAACAGTTCCACGTTCCAAAAATTCCATCCAAGACACAATGCGAAGGTTCAATTTCTACGTTGTCACTTGTAGTGATACGTGTTTTATGATGTGCCATCGCTGGTGTACACCAGAGAAGGGCAGCAGCAGCGATAGCAAATCTTTTCATAATAAACTTCTGTTCTATTCTTCTGCTAGTTTAGCAAAGTATGACAGAGCATCATCATCTTCTGTGCCAGTTTTTACATTGTCCACAGCAGATGTCCATTCTTCTTTTGGTTGAACGGTATTACCAAGACCTTCAGATAGGTCTTCTAGTTCTGTTTCAACTGTTTCACGGTCAACAGGTTTAGGTGCTGCACCGAGAACAACCTTCAAACGTGCTTCAAGTTCCTCGTAGGTCTTGAATTCTGAAGGTGCAGTGAAATCATTTAGATCATATGCTTGATTGTAAACTTCTTCAAGTTTAGTATCATCAAATCCACCAAGAGTACCTGGTGTAGTGAAAGAACTATCATCGTAGTTCCAAAAACCTGCGACTTGCTTGATCTTCAATTTGAAGTCAGCACCCTTCCATAGATCGAAAGGATTGAACGCTGGTTCTGGATCGTAATCGTTCTCATTTGGTTGCATCTTTGCAATGATCTTGTCATAGATCTTCTTGCCATACTTGTACAAGAATACCTTGCCTTCATTCTCTGGATTGAGAGGATCTTTCACGACATAGATGTTACTGTAGTAAGAGAGTTTTCTCTTTTGCTTACGTGCGACATCTTTGTCTGCTTCATTACCTGAGTTCCATAGGGAACTGTTCAATGCACTTACTGGGTCTTTCTGTCCGAGAGTTGTCAACGAATTTTCGATGTACCAACCGCCAGGACCCTGAAATGCGTGACTCCATACCTGTGCCCAAGGAAGGTCTGCTCCCTCTGGTTCTGGTAGGAACCTAATTACAGCAAATCCGTTACCTGATTTGTCAACCTGTGGTTTCCAAAACCTTTCATCGACCTTACGACCACCAGTGGTCATCTTTTCGATTTCTTTGGTTAGGTTTGCGAATTTACCTGATTTACTTTTTAAGTTAGCGAATGACATATTTTGTATGTATTGTGTAGGTTTGTTTGAACTACCCATATAGGGTAACGTATTATTTAGGTGTTGTCAATACCCTTCTTGAAGGATCTGAGTTTGTCTTCCATCTGTGTCAGGACATCGTGAATTGATTGTCCGTTAGAATATACTTGAGACATTTTATCAAGTTGACTCTTGATCTGTCTCGCTTCCTCATCCTCAGTTGCCATCAGATTGAGACGACCATAAAAAACTTTCTGTTTAGCGATAAGCATTAACGTATTATTAATATGATCTAATTTCTCATCTTCATCTAGTTTAGCATAATTAATGGAAAGACGTGCCAACTCGGTGTACAACTTCTCCATTTCTTTGATTTCGTTACGGACTACTTCCGACTCGTAAAATTTGTCACTCATATTGGTAAGACTCCACGTGAGGTTTTTTTAACGTAATTTAGTTGTTGGGCATTAAACTTAATTTTGTCCTTCAGAGGTTTTGAGATGAGTTTATTGACAGTTTCAACTTCAATGTCCAGATCATCACAGACTACGATGACAGCATCGATGTAGTTAACGAGACCGTCACTATTTTTTACAACCTCCTCTACAGCAGCAGAGAATTTTGCTTGGGTCATAAATTTGTCTTTAAGTTCTTTCATTTTAGCACAGCCATAAATTCATCGATGTATTCGATTAGGAGTTGGTAATAATAATCAAGATCTGTCTTTTCTATGATTTGCATAGTGCCATCTTCAACAGCAATGATAGTGACGATCTTTTCTACTTGTACGTTGCAACGTTCATAGTACATTACAGCGTATGCAGTTTCTTGAACGAAATAATTTTCAATCCATTTTTCTTGCTTAGGTTTAGTAGAAGTTTTAAAGTCAATTACAGCAAGTTCACCATCGAACTCAGCAATACAATCGACTCTACCTGCAACTCTAAGTTTATCAGAATATAATGGGGATTCAAGAAGGTGAATGTTATTAATTCGATTAAGATCTTTCTTAGCGGTATTAAACATAAAACTCGCTAGGGGATTTTCTTCATCGAACTTTACAGTTTCATTATTCAAATAACATTCTACCATAGAATGAAATTTATTACCACGTGAGGTTGCACGTGATGAAATTTTGTTCGCTTCTTGCTCACCTACCCTCTTCCTCCACTTCAGAATAGAATCTTTCTTTCTGTGACCTGTGACGGTAGTTACTGAAGGATACCAAGTACCATCCTTAACCTCATACAGACGACCCTGTGGTTTTGTGACCGCAGTCATCTCTGTCAATGGAATCGGAGATCCCACCTTTGTGAAAATCATAGACCTTGATTAAGTTTGGCAATTAGATACTCTCTTACGAGACCTGACCTAACAATATCATCGATACCAAATTCAATGCAATCAAATGAAGGCATTGATTGAACGATCCTCATAAAATCTAGGATACCTGTTCTATCGTTTGACTTAATTAAATCAGATTGTGCTGCATCACCTGAGAAGATGATACGACAGTTGTTTCCAATTCTTGTGATAATACTGTCAAGTTCGTGGAAATTTAGATTACTAAATTCATCCACAATAATAACAGCATCGTCAAATGTTGTACCCCTTATGAATGAGGTAGACCAGAATGAAATAGTATCCTGAGTCTTTAGATTTGTATAAAGAAACTCGAATGCTTTATCGTCTGGCATTTCAAACATATATTTTACCATATTTTTGTATGGTATTTGATATAGGTTTGACTTATCTTCGTGGTCACCTGGTAGGAAACCAATTTCTCTTGTAGGAACTAGAGAACGTACCATATACACTTTATCGTATGGAGTACCTTCGTCAAGAACCTGCTGCAATGCCATATAGAGACTGATAAATGTTTTACCAGTACCTGCTGCACCGTGCAAAACCAAATGCTTTCCAGCAGCATATGATTTAAAAGCTAATTCCTGATTAGACGTTAGTGGTTCAATGGACTTTAGATGCTCAATACCGATAGGTTTCTTTCTTCTGATAGAAACTACTGGTTCAGCGTTCTTTGATTTCCTAGGCATTATGTGTATTGGGAAAGATTTGCTTTGGGGTGTGCTGCTTGCATTTTTTGCATAACTTCCTTAAACCCTTCAGTTTGTTTGGGTTTACCATAAATTGTATTAGGACTTTGGTCACCAAAGTACCTTTCAAGTTCGGGATGATCCTCTTTATATTTATCGAGGTCTGCGATCTTCATCATATTGGTGATGATCTCACCTGTTTCCTTATTTTTCCAGTCGTATGTTGGCATTAGTCTATCCGTAAGCAAGGTTGTAAGTCATCCCAGTAATCTTCATTGCAATCACAATCTTCTACAACAGGACACCAATCCAATGCCTTAGCAGTGGTCGGGAAGTTGCATATGAAATGATCACGACATAGATTTGCGATATCCATATGTTCTTTCTGCGTACCATTTGCAGTACGTAGATTTATATAGTGGATCCACGACCTAGCACTACCTGTCATATAGATCTTGGTAGGGGTCGCTAGTGGGAGAACAAATCTCGCACACTCCTTCGCAATGCCCTCACGGAGGAGTTCATTGTAGAGATCAATTCCTTCAGCGAAATACTTTGCAATAGTCTTCTGAAGTTGTTTCTTCTGGGTTTGAGGGATATCATCGATAGAATTTTGTCTATTTTTGGAGTCCTGTCTTCTCAACTCAGGGGTTTTGATGTTAGTCGCTAACAAATTGGTATCTGCATAGCGTTGTGAGAATTCTTGAAAGGTAAATGACCTATGTCTAAGAATCTGTGCTGCAATAGCACGAGATGTCTCAATCTGCAAGGTCATATGTGCCTGTTCAAAAATAGACCAGTGACCGTGCTTTATACAGTATTCTAACAGTTTTTCAACCTTTGGGTTGTCCTGATTGTTAGGGTTGGATACTCTAGCGATGTATCCTATAGTTTTTTCTGCGTCAGGTGTAACTGACACTAAACATACTTGAGTCATTTAAGTTTCAAGAAACGTATCATTGTAATTAAGCAGAACGCTTGTAAATAATTTATACCCTTTATGGCAAAGAGATATGGGATTACACCATTCCAACATACCATAAACAATAGCGGTCCTAATATATAAATGCCTATGAACTTACCTACCTGTTCGGGTGTTACCACCTCCTCTGGTTTTTGGTCTTCTAATTTAGGCATCTTAATATTATAAAACTTACTCTTCATCACTTGTCTTTCTCTTCCTCCTCTTTCTTTCTGGTTTAGGTGGTGTATTGTTCCATAGATTAGGAGCAATTCTACCTTCCGCTTGCTTCAACCATTTAAAATCTTTTTTATACTTGTCATAATAAGTATCAAACAATTCAACTGCTGCACCTGCTACAGCAATGTCGTGATGTACTTTACCATCAACTTCATACTGTACCAAATAGGCAGTGTAAGGTAGTTTCTTATCCTGTGCCAATTTAGGATCACATTTTTCGTGTAAGATCATTGTCATTGCTTAGGACCTCTACCACCCCACTTAATTTCTGGGAATGCTTCTGTTACCACTGTCTTAGTGATTCTATATTTCTTACCAAGTCTCTTGTCTTTAACAGCACAAAGAACTTCTGCTTCATCCTTGTGCAATCCTTCACACATTTGAATGAACATACTCTCTCTTTTCATTTGAGTGAGTTGGTCAGCACCACCCTTAACAAAGTAGTATAGTTTCTTTGCTTCAAGTTCTAAACGTGTGTGTTCAGTTCCCATTGGTGCTTCATTAGGAGTGTAAGGTACATCTCCTTCTGGAATTACCGACACGATACTGTCATCATAATTCAAAATGAATAATGAACGTAGTGCTTGTGTATTATTTGCTTGAAGGATCTTAACCTTCTCCGCTTTTGTCTTAGCGTTATGTGCTTTCTGAAGAATTTCAGAGATCATCAATTTCATAGTTAATAACTCTTATAAAAGAGGGGTACTTACCCCTCCGATTTAGTCATCGTCATCTATTGTATCACCTGGATCGGTGAAATGCAAGTAGAGTAACTCTGTCTGATCTACATTTCCATCCTCGTCTAACATTTCGGGATGGGTTATGCTCTTAGCATATGCTGCGTTGTCAATATAAGCATCGATATATCCTTTAGCGATGAAAGCGACAACTGCACCTAGAACAAACGAAACAAAAAGTCCGAATGTATATAGTGATCCAAGAACTTGTTCCATAGGGGTCTCCGTTGGTACTGGTGAATAAACAAAAAAGATTCCTCCTACTAACTACGAGTATTTAGAGGATTCCACGAGTCCTAAAGAGATTAATGGTTTCATTACATCCACCAGTTTTCTCTCCATCCACGATTAGTTGTGGAAACGTACCGTTTCTACCGAATTCTCCTATGAATTGTTCCCTAGTAAAGTTCTCATCGAGAACATACTCAGTATAGTTCCATCCTTTAGCATCATAGACCTTTTTAATCTTTGTGCAAAATGGACACGCTTTACGAGTATAAATTGTGGTTTGTTTGGGAGACATTAGGGTATTAAATCAATAAAAAGGACGAAGATTTCTCTTCGCCCAGTATATATTAAGTTTGCACTATTTGCAACTTAGAAAGTGAACTTAACTCCTGCCTTGGCACCCCAGTCGATGTCATCTTCGTTAGTTGTTCCAGAGATTTCTCCGTAGAACTTATCGTAAGATCCACCAAGGTATCCTACCAATTCAACGTCACCGAAGTCATCAGTTGACTCAGTATGAGTTACTGTAGGACCTCCAGATACGTACCA